CGCTGTTTGATGATGTTCCTCCTTGTATTGAGGTAGAGCCATATCTTTGTAGATAAATAGTCGAGGAACTAGAGAAAGATACGGAGGTTAATTCGCCAGAGCTGTTTGTAGATATAGTTAAGGGTAGCGTAGAGGACGCTCCTTGACTCCCTTCCAGATAACTTAAAGATAGCGTCGAGGAGTTGTTAGATAGGTTTGCGGGATAACCAGAGCCAGCCGATAAAAGGTTTATACTTATTAGTTTTAACCCAATGCCCGTGGTAGTATTGTTATATGAATAAGACGAACCTGTGGTTATTACAAAGTACTCAGTGTCTACGCCTGTACCTTTAATATCTACGGGTTCTGTATCTAATGTTAGTACAGCTCCTTGCTCGCTACCGTCACCGAGAGACACTTGATATCTTTTTTCATAGTCACCTTGAATAACGGTAACAATTGCTTCTTCAACTAAATCCTCTGTTTTCTCTGTACTTTCTAATACTGTTACATTTGTATTCACGAAGAACGTACTGTCTCCTACCGATAAGGCATTGATATTCTTCTCAGGGGAGTTTGACGCATACAAGTAGTGGTTCGTGGGGATTGTCCAGCCACTTGTATATTCCACAGCATCATGCCAAATCGAAGCAGTAGCTCCTGAAATAATGTTGTAGGCATACATCTTAGTTCCAGTGTGTATAACTACATATCGCTCAGTCTCGCTTCGATTGACAAATTGAACTAAACTGTCCTCTTCAATTGCCTCCTGTAACAACCTAGCAATGTGCCGAGTGTTCGGGCGCTTCTTCAGTCCCTCTGCAACAGAGCTAAGAGCGTTTTCCTGCTCCTCACATTGACCATCAAAACGAGTGGCATCAGGTTGTTGAGAGACACCTTGGATAAGGTTAGGAACGGCTGTATTAATTAAGGGCATTATGTAAGGTCGTAGTTACGGTTGATACCAATTCTGGAGGCGGCGTCATAGTTGTCAAATACTGAGTAATTAGCATCATCAAACTCACGGTCTTTAAAGTAAGCCCGTAGCTCTGCTTCCATCTTAGGAAGACGCTGGATGTCTACACCGCTTTGTGGGTATAACTCGGTCAATAGGATAGCCACACGAACACTGAGATACTCACGGTATTTCTGTGGGGTATAAGATAAAGTGCGCTTGTAAATCACCTTAGCTTTGATAGGCGAAGTCCAATTATTGGCTGATTTTTTATTAAGGTCGTAGAGGTAACCTCCGAATTCCATTCGCGTATCATAATCATAAGCTTCCACGGAAAGCATGGTGTTATTAATAATTATTTGACCGCTTCCATTTGGAGTGAGTTCTACGTCCTCTTCGGTATTAAACCACCAACCACGCCCTTGTAGCTCTGTGTCGGTGTCACGCAGTAGGCGAACACACTCAGAGGCTAAGGAGTTGTCGTTAAGAGCTGTCACAGGAGGCTCACCTATAAAGCGCATCACCTTGTTGACTTCAGAAAGCTCTGTGGCGTCTGTGCCTGTCTCCGTAGCTGTCGCTAGGCGTAACTTAGCAGCATCCTTCAGCATCTCTACCTTCTTGTAGGCAGGCGTCTGTTGGAAAGGAATCTCACCTCGAACGTTAATAGCACTCTCTTGAATACCCATCATACGCATTTCAGCGGCGTAGTCTCTGTATGTATCCTGAGTACCCGCTACCACACCATCGTAGAAAGCTTTTTCGGCTGTGACTTCGATAGCAGTCTGGGCGTCTAGTTGGGTCTTCTGGGAGGTCTTTAAGGCTGTGTCAGCATCAAGAGCAGTCCCTTGTTTGCCCTTGAGAGTAGTATCAGCAGCTACATCAGTAGCTTGTGCATCAACGAGGCTCCCTTGTTTACCTTTCAGGGTGGTATCCGCAGCGACATCTGTAGCTTGGGCATCTACCAAGGAACCTTGCTTTCCCTTGAGAGTAGTATCAGCAGCTACATCCGTAGCCTGAGCATCTACTAAGGAACCCTGTTTTCCTTTCAGGGTTGTATCAGCAGCGACATCTAATGCCTGTGCTTCTACTAGGTCTTCCTGCTCACCGAGGAGGGAAGTCTCTGCAACAACCTTTAAGGCATTTTGAATCTCAGTAAGAGCTTGCTTGTCAATTAAAGAGCCTTGTTTACCTTTGATGGTAGTATCAGCTCCAATGTCTGTTGCTTTAGCGACTTCAGTCAACGCTTGTTTAACAACTAACGCTTCTTGGTCGTTAATTAAGGAAGTTTCAGCAACAACCTTTAAAGCATTCTTTACTTCTGTGAGAGCCTGATTAGTAACTAACGCTTCTTGGTCGTTAATTAAGGAAGTTTCAGCAATAACCTTGAGGGCATTCTGAATCTCGGTTAATGTTTGTTTGGCAACAAGCGCCTCTTGGTCAGCTATGAGGTCTGTCTCAGCTTTAGTCTTAGCGATGTTAGCTAGTTCACCACCGAGACGTAGGGTTCCAATCTTCTCCTCTACGTTCCCTTGAAGGAACATAACCTCGTCCATTCCAAGACCTCTGAGTTCCGCTGGGAACGAGTTAAAGTCTAGGGTTCCATTGGAGTTACGGACGTGAGCTTGTTGGAGGATTGCTAGACTTACTAGCTCCTCGTTGTAACTAAATTTTTGTAGCTCTTCTGAGCCAATTAATCGTGTTTGTGCGATGCGAGAAGCACGGATTGTGATGTACCGTCGTGCTTCCTCTGGGATGTCCGAACTCCACTCGTTAGTGGTATTACTCGGATAGATAACAACATTGGCAGTAGTGTCGTAGTTGCTTCCTGTTTGTTGATTGAACCACCAGCCTTTAGACTGGATGTCAGTACTTACTTCCTCAATAGTGTTTAACGCCAGCGACACTTGCTGTGGCAGAGCACCACCAGAAAGAGAATTAACTGGAGACTCACCTAAGTTAGCAAGGACGATATTTACAGACTCAAGGAGAGTCGTAGAGAGCGAGGTTGTAGGCATATTATTTACTTTGTTAAATATTGAATGGCGGCTTTTAGGCGCTCAGGGTTGTCTTTGAAAAGTCCGAGACCAGTATTGCAGGAACTACATAGGAGACCTCTAACGGCTCCTGAGGTGTGACAATGGTCTACGTAAAGATTTGGACGAGTTTCGTCATGGTTTTCTGTGGGCGTGTCTGTGCCGCAAATAGCGCAAACACCTTTTTGGGATTCTAGACGGGCATTATATTCATCTGCATTAATCCCATAAGTGCGGTTGAGATCATTGCTACGTCTACAAGCCTTACACTCACTGCGTAACTTACCAGTCTTATGACTGTGAACATGGTATTCGCTGAGATGCTTGTCCTCTTTGCAAATGCGGCACTGTTTAGTTTCTTTCAAATAGATAGTGGGTTGTGTGGTTTAAAAAGAGCCCCAAGGGGATTGTCCCAAGGGGCTCCGCTTAATTGTTAATTACTATGCAGGAAGAACCTTCACAGCACATTCTGGCCTCAAAGATCCGTGGCCCATTGCGTATTTAGCAACAAACAATGTACCTTGGCGTTGGATCTGGTACTCAGACTCAGTAGCCAAGTCGAGCAACTTAACAGTACCGATAGCTTCCTTAGTACCTGCAAGGAATCCCTTAGCACCGCCAGAGGCAAGACCAGAGAAGTCACCGTTGTAGCCAGCACCGCTAGCACCGAACACATCATTGTTAGATGCACCGTCGTCAGTAGCAACAGCAGAAGCGTCACCAAGGTTGATAACACTGTCGAGGTGGTTGCTCTTGAAGAGGTTGATACCAGCGACCTGAGCGATCTTACCAGTTGCAACATTACCTACACCACCTGTGTCACGATTGATCGCAACGTTGTCAGAAGTGAGGAGAGTGTAGTACTGAGAAGGAGTCAGAACTGCGAAACGACCTTCGTCTGGAGCGTCTTTCTCGTCAAGCGAGCGAGCAACAGCGTAGAGCGAGTCAACAAGACCAGCAGCAGTGTCAGTAGTAGCACCAGAGATGCTTGTACCACCGTTACCACCGATAGGAGACGAACCACCAGCAGCAGCGAAGAGAGTCTTCATTGTTGCGATGTCGAAGCGCTTAGCAAGAGCCTTACCGAGTTCCTTAGCGTAGATGCTACGGACGTCGTAGTGGTTCTTAAGCTCATCGATATTGGCGATGAACGTCGAAGCAATCAGAACGTCATCGATGTTGATGGTACGCTCAGCGTGCTTGATGGTTGATAGGTAGCTGTTAGAGCTATCCACGATGTCTTCACCAACAGTGTGGTACTTAGCATCAGCAACACCTGTAACAGGGAACTGAGCTGTTTTACCAGACGAGATGGTGCGAACCATGTGGAGGTCTTTCATGATGTTCTGCTCCTCGAAGGTCGTCAGGATTTCTCCTGAGAACACTTTAAGGAAGAGTGCATTAGCATCTCCAGAACCGTTTACTTGTCCCAAACGGGACGGACTTGTATTAGCCATTATATTATTTCTATTTTTGAGTTAGTTTAC